GTAGCACGTAAAGGAGGAAAAGTAATATCGAGAAGAACTAGTTCTTCTTTTCCATTACTAACCTTGTGGACTCACTTCATTCGGCATATGCCAGATGTAGAAGAGTCGAAGATGGTTAAGATATTGAAGCTCTCACTATGTGGAAGCTTCTCCACGAAGACCAACCAGGAAATTCCTGAGGGATTCGAGGACTCTGCCATCCCACTCATGCCAACTTTTATGGCACAGTGGGTGGAGTCGAAATGTCGTTCTAAGAATGACATTGCTCAACTCTACTTCTCTATTCAACAATCCAAGGGCCTTTTGGCCCGAGTACCTGACTCCTTTTTGGAGGAAGGGTTGAAGAAACACAAGGCGGGGATCTGTCGTCCTGTGGAGGACACTATCCCTAGAGATACTGAATTATATGAGAAGATGAAAGCTTTTGCTTCATCTAGATTCGGTGCCTTCGTCGCGGAGCATTATGATGCTACTAAGACGAGGGTTCCCTTGTCCACAGCTTGTATAGGCTGTTCTCGTCAGAAGGGAGGCAACCGGGCCGACTTGAAGTCGTCCGGGGCCTTCATTAATACTTCTGATCCATACTTCCAAAGTCCGCGAGGACGGATGGAACCATTGGTAATTGGGCTTTTCGGGGCCCCTGGGAGTGGCAAGTCAACACGTATTCGTGGACTTTGCAATTCTCTCCAGCAGTCTCTCTTTCCTCATTGTAAAAGCGATGAAGACCTCACATATTCGAGGTCTTGTGCAACTCAACACTGGGATGGCTATAATGGCCAACCCATTGTCATCCTGGACGATTTTGGTCAAGACCATGATCGTCGGGATGTTGTTGAATTTGCTCAACTGGTTTCCACAAACCAGTATTTCCTGCCTATGGCTGATTTAGCCGAGAAAGGAACGAGCTTTACTTCCCCTATCATCATAGTTACGTCTAACATGCACTTCGGTGATCACCTTTGTGCTAACGGACGCAGCTTCTGCGAAGACCCGGCTGCGATCTGGAGGAGATTTCACCTACCATATATGGTGGTCAAATACTCCGATGGATTACAGTCGAGGCTTTATCCTCTAACCTTAGAAGAGATCCACTCAGGTTCTGAATATAATTTTATCAGAACCAACGAGAAAGTCTCCACAAGGACTGCGAGGTACAGAGATCGAGCTGGTTTGTTTGGAAAGACAGACCAGACTGTGAAGAAGAATTATCTTCCTTTCAGTGCTCTCGATTATGATGTAGCTCCTGATTCACTCACGGACACCGACATGAAGAGAGAGGTCTTGAAGACCTTTTCTCAACGTGTTAAGTATCACCGAGACAATTGTCAAGGTAAGTGGGTGCAACAGATTAGATCTGTTGATATCAGAACTGTCAGGAGGGATTCTGAAGTGTCAGCCACTCTCATGAATGCGAGTGGAGGACTAACCAATGTTTGCTCTAGTGTTTCACCAGGGCTACATAGTTATATTCAGTTTCCTCTTGAGCCACCAGCAGAAGTGCCGGTGGTGGAAGTAGTTGCATTGGCGGAACCTGCAAAGGTCCGCTGCATCACTGTTGGTGAATCTAACCTCAAGTGCTTACAGCCGTTACAAATGGCTATGCACGCTTCTTTGAGTCACTATCCCGAATTCTCTCTTACCAATGGTGTGAGAGGGGGAAGGAAGGATGAGGAGAAGCTCTTGATCTTTCGAAAGATGCAAGATGAGATTAGACGGATTCACGATCCGGATGGTATCTGGCTTTCAGGTGATTACACCGCAGCCACAGATAATCTTCCATTGTGGGTCACAGAGGCTCTCCTAGAGGGCCTCCTAGAACACATAGAAGACGAACCCACCAAAAGGTGGGCGAGGTACGAGTCAGGACAACACTTTGTGATGTATCCTGAGTCGTCAGGCATAGAGCCAGCCCTACAAACGTCGGGCCAGCTCATGGGAAGTTTATTAAGCTTTCCACTTTTATGCATGGCGAATGCCTTCATTGTAGAATATTCTGGTATAAAACCGGGATCCTACTTGGTGAATGGAGACGACATTGTCGCTTCCACCACCCAAGAGTCTATTGACTCTTGGAAGACAAACGCACCTCGTATCGGGTTGTCTCTGTCACTAGGCAAGAATTTCGTTTCAAACGACTTCTGCACTGTGAATTCCCAATTCTTCTGTAAAGAGGAAGGGATTATGTCAATTAGACATACAGGGAAAACTGGTCTATTAGTTCGTGCACGGGACGCTCCTATTGGGAGGTCCTATGCCGACTTTCAAGACTATTATGGGAATGAAGATATTTATCGACAAACCTTTATCCGACACAATCTGGAAGCTCTGAAGCATACGCCTCAGAGTCTTCAAGTACCATTATCACATGGTGGACTTGGTTCTAGTTTCACACATGGTGTGACTATAAACCAAAAGCTGGCTAAGGAGGTTTGGGTGACGACTCTTATGAATCGTATAACCCGTGCCTCTGATGCACAGTTTCACACGTTGACGGGGTATTGTCCTTTGAGGATACCCTATCTACTCGTTGATGATCGGGAAGAAATTCCTAATGATCAAGCCGAGAGTGTGATTTCGGATGTCAAGAGCCTCTTCTTACCTGAGGAGGAACTTGATGAGAAAGGTGATGAGAAGGCCCAAGGGCTGACTCACCGCCAGGTGGCCAAAGTGAGAGACCAGATTAGATCTGACTCCCACTTCAGCTACCCACTCCGATTTATCTCGCAGATGACAGAGTTGAAGGTTCAAGACCTTCCATCTCTGGAATCAGTCAGATTTCGAACGCACTTTGTGCGCAAGAACGACTTTCAGACACTTAGGTATAAATACCTGAGTGCCTTTGCGAGTGAACTGGCATGTTATGTTAAGGGAAGACCGATTGGATCGGCTCCCGAGACGGAACTTAGCCTCTCTGCATATGTCGAAGCACTTAGTGCTAAGACTTTGAGAGCCCTGACAAAGTCGGGGGCTATCCCAGCAGAGGATGTCAAGAAGATGGACGACGTCGAAGACGAAGTCTACCTTACGAGCATTCTCGATGCCATCTGTAATGAAGCTTGCGAAAGCCTCACAGGTGACGGAGAACGGATCTGTAACGAGGAATTTTTCCTTAGTTACGACCGGGCTATTGTTGGGCATTCTGCCGAACAGGGATCCAAGGGGATACCTGGTGTAGGTGTACACGAAGAGCCATTATGGCTCAACTCCTTGACTGTCGATCAGGACTTTGTCCTGAAAGACAACCCATGGGGGTCTGACTAACCTCCAACGCACAACAAAGCGTGTCATGTCATCTCTCCAGTGGAATTTATCTTAGACCACAAAAGAGAAGGCAACGGGTCTTGTTTCTACGACAAGAGATTACCGCGAACAGATGCTAAACAGCCACTCAATAACGGATAAACACATACAGATAGGGAAGAACCCATACTGCAGTGCCACCATTGAGGACGTGCATATTAGCACTGCCACTCCGGCCTCGAAATCGTAGGCTCGTTGCGAC